CAAAGAAATTACTATGGGTAAAATAAGTCAATATACGAATGACGCAGAAGTTGTGGGGTCTGACAGATGGATCGGAACAGATTCTCAGTCTAATGATTCTACAAAAAACTTTACAGCTCAAAAAGTAGCTAACTTTCTGAACAATCAGAATCGTATTGACAATCCTGATTTACATTATAAGTTTCAAAATAAAACCGCTTTAGATAGTAGAGATTCAGGAACAATATCTTTTGATATTTCATTAGGAGCATCAGTTCCTTTTAGCTCTGTATCGACATTTATGTTAAGTGAAAGGTTGTTAGGAAGTTCTCCAGATATAAGTTCTTTTTATACTAATCCACTGATAGGTGCTACCGTAATGATTTCTAGAGGTGATGACATTTCTACTTTTGGAATATTCAAGTGGGATTCATCTGTTCAAAATATATTAGAGCCAACATTTTATGATATAGGATTAACCTACGCGACAGGAAACGGAGATTTAGTAGCTAACTCAAACTATATTATATCAATACTTTCTTATGGAGCAACTGGAGATAAAAATTTTGTGTTTACTCAAACCGTAGCTTCTAATACTTGGATTATAAACCACACATTAAGCAAATTCCCTTCTGTGTCTGTTGTAGATTCAGCAGGAACTGAGGTGTTTGGACAGGTACAATACATAAACTTATCACAAATAACAATAACATTCTCTTCAGCCTTTGCAGGAGAGGCATTTTTAAACTAAAACAATGGCAATAAAGTATCTAAACAATATTTCGCTAGAGAATAATGAAATACAGAACGTAAAAATTCAAAACCTAGCATCAGACCCTGTAGTATCAGGTCAAGGGCAGCTTATTTTTAATACAGCCTCAACAGCTCTTAAATACTATGACGGTGCTAATTGGGTAGCTATAGGAAGTTCGTCAGGAACTGTAACTTCTGTAGCGACAGGAGAGGGGTTAACTGGAGGCCCTATAAGTACATCAGGAACTATAAGCTTGAAAAATGCTTCTGCGTTTACAAACAATGCCATATTAAAGTGGGATAATACAGGAACTCAATTTGTTGACTCTTCTATAGTTGATAACGGGAGTACTGTTACAATAACAGGAGGATTAACTGTAACTGGTTCTATAACAGGAAATATAAGCACGGCAACTGCCTTAGCTACAGCTAGAGACTTCTCTATATCTGGAGATATGACAGCACCTACCGTTTCATTTGATGGAACTGCGAATGTTGTGTTGTCAAGCACGCTAGCAACCGTTAATGCTAATGTAGGTTCTTTTGGAACTGCATCATCCGTAGGAACTTTCACTGTGAATGGAAAGGGACTTATAACTGCTGCTTCTAGTACGACTATAGCGATAACGGCATCACAGATTACTGATTTTGCTACTGCTGTTGATACTGAGGTTGCAACAAGGGAGTTTGCTGCTAATATAGGAAATGGTACTTTAACTTCATACGTTGTTACTCATAATTTAGCTACTAGAGACGTGTCTGTTCAGTGTTACAATACAACAACATTTGAAACAGTATTTTTAAGTGTTGAAAGAACTACAACTAATACAATCACTCTGGCAACTACGGTTGCTCTTGCTACAGCAGCAGTTAGGGTAGTAATAACTAAAATAGGATAATATGCCAATAGAATTTAAGGATTCGATAGATGTTGATGGAAATATAAAAGCAAGTCAAGCCTTTATTGACTCGAATAATTCTGCAGGAACTATAGGTCAAATATTAACATCTACAGGTAGTGTAAGTCAGTGGTCTGATGTAGTATCAGGAGCTTCAACACTTGTAGAAATAGCGTGTAAAAACACTTCAGGCGGAACTATAACAGTAGGCACACCTGTATATCAAATAGGTACTGTTGGTGCAACAGCCACAATAGAGGTAGCTCCTGCAAATGCTTTAATAAGTGCAGGTAATTATCCAGCTATTGGATTACTTAAAACTACATTAGGAAACAATGATATTGGCTTTGTGGTAATCACTGGAGCGTTAACAAATATTATAACATCTCCTATTGATGGAGTTGTTCCAACTACAGGAGATACTGTATATCTAAAATCAGGAGGAGGACTTACGTTAACTAAACCTACAGGAGAAGGTAACGCTATTCAAAACATGGGACTTGTTGGTAAGGTATCAACAGGAACTTCAGGTTCTATTACGGTGTCATCTATAATGAGGGCTAATGATGTTCCTAACCTTCCTACGGGAAGAATTTGGGTTGGAGATGGTAATACATTAGTATCTAATACAGTGTTCGTAGATGAGCCTAATTTAAGATTAGGGTTAGGGATAGTTGTTCCAACAGAGAAATTACACGTTGAAGGAAACGCTAGAGTAACAGGAGCTTTTATTGATTCTAATAACCAAAGTGGAACTACAGGACAAGTACTAAGTTCAACTGCAACAGGAACAGATTGGATAACCTTAAGTGCTACTACCTGGGGGAGTATTACAGGTACGCTATCAAGTCAAACTGATTTGAATACGGCTTTAGATAATACAACTTTAATACAGACATCAGTTTACTCTGGAACTCATTCTTTAATACTTTCCGATAGGGACACTAATATAGAAAATAACGATGACCTTATTATTGAGATACCTTTAAACTCAAGTGTTGCGTTTCCTATAGGGACTCAGATATTTTTCACAAAGAAAGCTGAAACTATTACTTTTGACCCTACTACAGGGACACAGTTAAATAGTGTTGACGGTTTAGTCGAAATGGGGAGAAGAAATTGTGGAGCAAGTTTATTAAAGATAGGAACTGATGAGTGGAACTTAATCGGGGAACTAGTATGATTTATAGAATAGGAACATACGCACAGAGAAATGTTTCTGCAGTCAAAGATGCTTTACACTTTGACGCTACTTATAACGAGTGGGTTCAGTTACCTTTAAATTTTGTTACAAGCACAAGAACGGTATCGTTTTGGGCTAAGCCAGACGTAACCACTTTTAACGGTCAAGCAAGGCAATTTTTGTGTGCACAATATAAAAGTAGTGGACAACGTACTTTTTATGCTGAGTTTAGAGATACTGGGGTTATTAGAATGTATTTACCAACTTCCTCGAGTGGAAATTCTGCTGTTTTAATTGAATCAAATGCTGGTCAATATTTTAACGCTGGACAATGGTACTACATTTCAATTTCATTAGATGCTTCTACTGGTGGAACTATGTATGTTGATGGAGTGGCACAAACAAATGTAGGAGCAAGTGCAACATTAGGATTTACACGAAGTGGTTCTAACTTTTATTTTGGAGGGTTTGGTCCAGTAATATCTACTTTAGGAAATACTGGAACTCAAAAGGAGTTAGCTGTTTGGACTACGGCAAGAACTCAATCAGAGATTGCAGCAGATATGACAAGAACTTTTACTGGTTCAGAAACTGGACTAAAAGCTTACTTCCCTACGGCAGAAGGGAGTGGAGCAACCATCCAAGATATAAACTCTTCTTATACTGGGACTATAATAACAACAAACACAACTCCAAACTATATTGATGACTCTATGTGGGTATTATCTTAAAAAAATAAAATATAAATGTTAATAAGGTTTAGGGATTAATAAATAATTTACTATCTTTATAAAAAATCAAATAAAATGAATAAATTAACTAAAAAAGAATTAGAAAGAATACAAGAATTAGTGAACTCCTTCAACAAACTAAAAATCTCATTGGGAGATACGGTTATTCAGCAGAACGCTTTAATGTCTGACATTTCAGAAATGAAATCTGAGTACGCTTTAGAGGAGCAAAAACTAATGAAAAAATATGGCGAAGACGCTGTAATAAATATACAAACAGGAGAAATAAAAAAAGAAAATGGGTAAGATAAGCACTTATAATTTTGATACCGCAGTAACTGTAGATGATTTCCTTGTAGGAACTGATTTTGAAGATTCCAACATAACCAAGAGTTATTTGATTGGAGACATAATAGCGTTAGTTCCTAATTCAACAGCTCAATATGTTTTTCAAATAAAGGGAACTTCTTATGGCATTCAAAGTCCATTAGGGAGAACAGCCTTAAAGGTTGAGTTTGGCGCTACTCAGACATCTACAAATGTAGAAATAATATCAAGTGGTGACGTTGTATTTAGTACAGCAGGTAACTACCTAGTAAACACTTTTATTTCTGTTACAAAAGAAGGGGTTTCAGGGAGCGTTTCTGTTTTTGCTTTTAGAGCTTTAATAAATGGGGTTCAGGTAGGAGACCCTAAAGTTTTTAAAATAATAGAGGCAGGTTTGTTAACACCTTACGAGTTAACAGTTCCTGTTGTTGCTAATGCAAATGACGTTTTAACGTATGAAATTATGAGAGATTCTTCTGGTAGTGACTCTGGAAGATTAGAGGGTGCAAATTTATTAGGATGGGTGGGTACTACTCCATCTGCTCAAATTGAAGTTTGGAAAAGCGTATAATATGAATATTAGAAAAATATCAATAGGCCCTGACTACAAGGGAGGGGCGATGCACTACATAGTGGGGCAACAAGTCCTTGGAGGAAGCTATACAATTCATCTTATACAAAACCAATCTGAATCTGGAGATATAAATATATGGATAGAAGGAGATGACGGAATAGTTATGTGGAAAAGATTTACTTCTACGATGCCTATTTCTATTGAGTACAATATAAACTTTTAAGGATGACTGAAGCAGAAAGAAGATTACTACAATTAAAGATAGAAGAGTTGGAGTCTCAAAAGGAGGGGAAGACTTGGATGGATAAGTTAGAATTATCTGACGAAATCCACAATATTAAAATGAAATTAAATGGGGTCAAGCCAACAGATAGTCAAATAGATTGTATTGGTTGCGGCTCGTAAGCACCAACTATGAAATCACCATTCCAATTTATCGTAAAGCCACTTAACGGCAAGAGATACAACAACACAAAAGAAATATCAGGTACTGAGTTTATAACAAGCACATCAGAAGAAGACCATAAGTTTTCAAATCGTTACGCAGAAGTAATAGAAACGCCATTAGGATATGAAGGTAAAATTAAAATTGGTGACACTTTACTTGTTCATCATAATGTTTTTAAGTTTTATTTTGATATGCAGGGAAGAAAAAAAAGTGGTCAAAGCTTTTTTAAAGATGATTTATTCTTCATAGATCAGGAGCAGTTCTTCATGTACAAGCAGGATGGAGAATGGAATGCATACGATAGATATTGTTTCGTAGAGCCGTTAGAAGTTCAGGATTCATATATATATAAAGCTACATCTAAAGAGCCTTTAATGGGGGTAATGAGATATCCTAATGAATATCTAAAATCACAAGGGGTTTCTAATGGAGATAAAGTTTGTTTCACTCCGGAAAGCGAATACGAATTTATTGTTGATGAAAAGACTATGTATAGAGTTTATGATCACCAAATAACAATTAAATTATGATAAATACTTTAGATAATTTTTTAGATAAAGAAACCTATGATTCGACATATCAAAAACTATTAGATAATGACTTTATAGAAATATCATTAGGAGATAAGGATTTTCGTGTTCAGAATAGCGATAAGGATTTTAACGACATGATATTGAAAAAAATTTCTGTCATTGAAGGTGTTGAAAGAGAATGTCTTTTAGGATTTTTTAGAGTAGCAACAGAAGACTTTGATACTGATTGGAGAATACATGCAGACTCAAATGTAGGAGATATTAGTCCGGAAAGAGCACTTGTTCTATATATATCTCCATCCACCAAAAAAGGGCTACATGGAACTGCTTTTTGGAAACATAAGGAAAAGGGATATCAAATACCTGATGATTTTACTAACGAAGAGTTTGACAAGTTTCTTTTAGAGGAATCTAATAACTTAGATAGCTGGGAACTTCATTCAGTAATTGGGTATAGACCTAATCGAGCCCTTATGTATCCTTCTGTTTACTTTCATAGTAAATATCCTAATACAGGATGGGAAGGAGGAAGAATGGTGTATGTAATGTTTTATAAATAATTATATAACAATTAAATTATGAACAACTCAAATGAATTAAGATTGGAGCTTGTAATAGCAGGAAGAAGAGCTGTTGAGGAGCTTATAAAAGTTGCTCAAGAAAAAATAGTTGGATATGACATTGAAGATGATTTGGCAGCAGATAAATTAAAGAATGCTGCAGCTGCTAAAAAATTAGCTATATTTGATGCGTTTGAAATACTTTCTAGAATTGATATTGAGGAGGATAATTTAAGAGAAGAGTCTGATAAAAAAGAAACTAAACCTAGTACAAGTGGATTTGCAGAAAAAAGAGCTAGAGGTTAAATTATATACAGTCCTAGAGGACTATATATCTGATTCGGTAATTAAGAGAAAGAATAAAAAATCTTCTTGGAATTACGGATATAACCAGGAATATGACATAGTGATAATATCTCGTGACGGAACATTGGGTGATATTATTAGTGTTAGTGGGTTAGTCATAGGTCTTCCTATGAAGCCTTTGCGTGCTAATATGAGAAGCACTAAACCTGAAAAACAATATTGGGAGAGAGAAGAATTACCAAGAGAATTATTTAAAATAAAGTCTATATTTCAATGGAATGATATGCACAGTTCATTCAAAGATAAGTGGGTTGAATATATTGAGACTGAATTTGATAATAGAGAGTTAGGTTATTGGTTTATGAATAAAGGTGAGTCTACCTACATAACAGGTTCTCATTACATGTACCTTCAATGGACAAATATAGATGTTGGTTATCCTGATTACCGAGAAGCAAACAGAATATTTTTCATATTTTGGGAAGCTTGTAAAGCTGATAAAAGGTCTTTTGGAATGTCGTATCTAAAAATTAGACGTTCTGGATTTTCTTTTATGGGTTCTTCTGAATGTGTAAATACAGGAACACTAGCTACAGATGCAAGGGTTGGGATATTATCAAAGACAGGTTCTGATGCAAAGAAGATGTTTACGGATAAGGTAGTTCCTATATCCAATAGGCTTCCTTTCTTTTTTAAACCTATCCAGGATGGAATGGATAAACCAAAAACTGAATTAGCATTTAGAGTTCCTGCGTCTAAGATTACTAAAAAGAATATGGCTACTATAGCTGAAGAAAGTTTTGAAGGACTTGATACTACTATTGACTGGAAGAATACAGACGATAACAGTTATGATGGAGAGAAGTTACTTTTATTAGTTCATGATGAATCAGGAAAGTGGATTAAGCCAAACAATATTTTAAACAACTGGCGTGTAACTAAAACCTGTCTTAGATTAGGTAGTAAAGTTATAGGGAAGTGTATGATGGGTTCAACATCCAATGCATTAAGTAAAGGTGGAGATAATTTTAAAAAGTTATACGAGGATTCGTCAGTTACTTCCAGAAATAAAAACGGACAGACAAAAAGTGGCATGTATTCTCTTTTTATTCCTATGGAGTGGAATATGGAAGGGTTCATTGATATACATGGAATGCCTGTATTTAGAAATCCTAAAAAACCATTGTTGGGGGCTGATGGTGAGATGATAGAGATTGGAGCTATTGATTATTGGGACGCAGAGGTGGATTCACTAAAGGGTGACCCGGATGCTTTGAATGAATTTTATAGACAGTTTCCAAGAACGGAATCTCACGCATTTAGAGATGAAAGTAAGCAGTCATTATTTAATCTTACTAAGATATATCAGCAGGTAGATTATAACGAATCTTTAATTACTGATAGGCACGTTACTAGAGGGTCTTTCCATTGGAAGAATGGAATTCAAGATACAGAGGTTATATTTAGCCCTGATAAAAGAGGAAGGTTTTATGTTGGTTGGACTCCTAATAAGCATTTACAAAACAACATGATAACCAAGAATGGAATAAAATATCCAGGAAACGAACATATTGGAGCTTTTGGTTGTGATAGTTACGATATATCAGGTACTGTTGGTGGCGGTGGATCTAACGGTTCTCTTCACGGACTTACTATGTTTAGTATGGATGAAGCTCCTAGTAATGAATTTTTCTTAGAGTACATAGCTAGACCTCAGACAGCAGAGATATTCTTTGAAGATGTCCTTATGGCTTGTGTGTTTTATGGTATGCCGATACTTGCAGAGAATAATAAGCCGAGGCTTTTATATCATTTTAAGAATAGAGGGTATAGAGGGTTTTCTATGAACAGACCTGATAAGATATATAATAAGCTATCTAAGACAGAGAAAGAGCTTGGAGGGATACCTAACTCGTCTGAAGATATAAAACAAGCTCACGCAGCCGCTATAGAGTCATATATAGAAAAACACGTTGGATTTGATTTAGATGGAACTTATAGACCTAGTGATGAAGTTGGCTCTATGTTATTTAATAGAACATTGGAAGATTGGG